ACAGAAATGGGGTTGTTGAAACTCCTAAAGTCAGTGACTTCGCAATAAAGAGTTTCATTGAGGACTTGGCTGCGAAAGGGTTTACTGCTGAACAGGAAACTGTAGAAGAAGCTGAAACGGATGAGGAACCGCAGCAAATAGCCCTCACCATTCAGATGCCAAAGACGCTTTTTACACCAGAGTCCATTGAAAACCTTAACAGGCTGCTCGAAGCCAAGGGAACCCTGATTCAAAAGGCACTAGGCCTTCAGGAACTTCCCGAGGCGGTAGACGAAGGCGACAAGCTTTCCTTCCCATGGTTCAAGGTAGACCCGAAGGATGCGGATTTGGTTGAAGCCTACGGTAAGCTGGTATGCGCTTTGTGCGACATGGCCAGCAAGCAAAAGCGGGTTACCTCAAAAGAACAGCATCCTGTAAATCAACGTTACGCCTTCCGTTGCTTTTTATTGAGACTCGGTTTCATAGGTGCCGAGTACAAGAAAACGAGAAGTTCGCTTTTAAAGAACCTAAGCGGCTCCTCTAGCTGGAAGGACGGTGCTAAACATGAGAATGCCTAGTAAAGAACTGCTTGAACAGCTAAGAAAAGATTACCCGGTTGGCTGCAAAGTAAAATTGTTGAAAATGTCCGATGTCCAGGCGCCTCCTATCGGCACCATCGGTGAAGTTTTAGGAGTCGATGATATGGGAGATCTGATGGTTGCCTGGTCCAACGGATCAGGATTGAATGTGGTTTTGCATGAAGACAGAGCGGTTCGTATTGATGAGGAGGAACAAAATGGATAAGAAGGTAAAGAGCCAGCTGCTTTCTGTTCGGTCCACAGCGCTGACAAATATGTTTGACCTAGCCGCTGTGAGCAGAATTGCTAAAGTCCTTGGTTATAAGGAACTCGTTGATTTTATAAAGAAAGACCGCAAGGCCTATTGTGAATTTATACTTACCGGCAAAGAATGACTTTTACTCAAATTTGAGTAAAACCACCGCAGTAAGAATAACGTATACTTGCACATAATTTGTTGCTATAAATCCTCTTTAGAGCGAATATGTGTATAACGAAAAACAAGGAGGAATGCAGTTATGTGGTCAGAAGGTACGATTTTAATCAAAGGAAAAGTTTATAGGTATCAGGTAAAGCACTATGAATTAAGTTCTGATTATGGGATTAACCGGGGCAGAATTTCCAAGCTTTTTGTAACACGTGAGGACATGGTGGTTTTAAACTATGATCGTGGTTGGGATACGGTAGCTGAAGATGAAGGCACGGAACTTTGCCTGGCAGTTTTGATGAAGAAATATAACTGAAAAGTATACGAGATACTTGCCTTAATTCGCTTGCTATTAGTGTTGATATATGGGAATATACACATACCAAAACAATAGGAGGCAAGCAGACATGAAAAAAATTAACTGGATTGAGGACTTAAAAGCAAAGGGCGAATTCAAGCTTAGCGACCACAAAATCAACTACACGATTTATTGGGCATACAACAACAGCTTGGAAGCTGAAAACGAAACATTGGATTTGAGCGAGGTCATTTGGCCTACCGATGCGAAAGACATAGTTGATTTCTGCAAAGAGAACGGCATTGACCACCTTACCATTAGCAGCACCTTTTCAAGCCTGATTACAATCTTAGCAAAGTTTGAAGAACTAGGCTGCAAGATGGACGGACTCACAAAGGTCAATAAACGGTTCAGAGAAAGCAACGGCGAGAGAGAGCAGGTTCCTGCACTCAGAATGATTATAAAATAAAAAAAGACACAGGGCCTTAAGGCTCTGTATCTCGTGGAGTCGCTGAGAAGCGGCTTATTTTTATGCCCGAAGGGAGGGGAGGCCATTGAAGTGATGAGAAAGCTAGATAAATATAAGCCTACGAAGTTCATGGCCGAGGATTCCGTTTATGATAAGGTCGCTGCGGATTATGCAGTTGGTTTCATAGAGTGCCTGCATCATACCAAAGGCACCTGGGCAGGGAAGCCTTTTGAACTTATAGACTGGCAGGAAAAGATTATACGCGACCTTTTTGGTACACTTAAGCCAAATGGGTATAGGCAATTTAACACGGCGTATATTGAGATAGGAAAAAAGAACGGGAAGTCTGAGCTTGCTGCAGCCGTGGCACTTCTTTTGTGTTGCGGAGACGGAGAGCAGAGGGCTGAGGTTTACGGCTGTGCTGCAGACCGGGGCCAGGCTACTATCGTCTTTGATGTGGCTGCCGATATGGTAAGAATGTGTCCCGCCTTAAATAAAAGAGTTAAGATTTTGGCCTCTCAAAAGAGGCTTATATATTTGCCCACTAAAAGCTTCTATCAAGTGCTGTCTGCGGAGGCATATTCCAAGCACGGATTTAACATTCATGGGGTTATCTTTGATGAGCTGCATACACAGCCAAACAGAAAACTCTTTGATGTTATGACTAAAGGCTCCGGTGACGCCCGTATGCAGCCTTTGTACTTTCTTATTACAACCGCAGGGACGGATACCAATTCCATCTGCTATGAAACACATCAGAAGGCCAAAGATATCCTGCAAGGACGTAAACATGACAAGACATTCTACCCGGTTATTTACGGTGCTGATGAAACAGATGACTGGACCAGTCCTGAAGTGTGGAAGAAGGCGAATCCTTCTCTTGGCATTACCATAGGGATGGATAAGGTTGTGGCAGCCTGCGAGTCAGCAAAAGAAAATCCGGGCGAAGAGAATTCCTTTAGGCAACTGAGATTAGACCAGTGGGTAAAACAGTCTATTCGTTGGATGCCTATGACAAAATGGGATGCCTGCGCTTTTCCGGTAAATGAAAAAGCCTTGGAAGGCCGCATTTGTTTTGGTGGTTTGGACTTATCTTCTACTACAGATTTAACGGCCTTTGTTCTTGTGTTTCCACCAGAGTACGAAGCCGATAAATATATAATACTGCCATATTTCTGGGTGCCGGAGGAAACGCTAGACCTTCGGGTAAGACGTGACCATGTGCCTTATGACATCTGGCAGAAGCAGGGTTTCATTCAGACTACAGAAGGTAACGTGGTGCATTATGGCTATATTGAGCAGTTCATAGAAAAGCTGGGTGAGAAGTACAACATTAAAGAAATAGCCTTTGACCGTTGGGGCGCTGTGCAGATGACACAGAACCTTGAGGGCATGGGTTTCACTGTGGTGCCTTTTGGTCAGGGATATAAAGATATGTCTCCACCTACTAAAGAACTCATGAAGCTCACGCTGGAACAGAAACTTGCTCATGGTGGGCATCCTGTATTGCGTTGGATGATGGATAACATCTTCATTCGGACGGATCCTGCCGGAAACATAAAGGCAGATAAGGAAAAGTCCACAGAGAAGATAGACGGTGCCGTGGCAACTATCATGGCCTTGGACAGGGCATTAAGGAATGATGGCGGAGGCGGTTCTGTGTATAATGACAGGGGATTGTTGATTCTATGAACGAAAACAGCCTAAAATACCCTTAATACTTGACTTTTCCCTTAAAAAATCTTAACATTTAAGGGGAAAGAAGGTGGCAAGGTATGAGAACATTCAATTATTCAAAATTAAGAGAAGAAAAATGGGATTCTGAGATACTTGGATATATTGCGGCTATATACAAAGAAACCGGTAAACAAGAACAATATTTAAAGCAGAGACCGGAAGAATTAGACAAACTTGTGGAGATAGCAAAAATTCAAAGCACAGAGGCATCAAATGCTATTGAGGGTATTGTCACAACGAGTACACGCCTTAAACAATTGGTAGAAGAAAAAACAACTCCTAGAAATAGGGATGAGCAAGAGATAGCCGGGTATCGAGATGTGTTAAACATTATTCATGAAAGCTTTGATACAATCGCCATTTCGAAAAATTACATACTTCAACTCCATAAAATAATGTATGGTCATATGAATAATCCAATGGCTGGGCAAACAAAAAACGTTCAGAATTACATCAGTGCTACCTATCCTGACGGGCATACTGAGATTTTGTTTACACCGCTTGCTCCTTACGAAACTCCTGCGGCATTAGACAGAATATGCATGGAATACAACCGTGTAACTGGAAACATGGAAGTAGAGCCATTAATTGCCATACCGATTTTCATACATGATTTTTTATGTATCCATCCCTTTAATGATGGAAACGGAAGGATGAGTAGACTTTTAACTGCGTTGCTATTGTATCGAGCCGGATTCTACGTTGGAAAGTACATTTCTTTAGAGGCTAAGATTGCAAGGAATAAGGGACTATATTATGACGCATTGGGGCGGTCTCAGGCTGGATGGCGTGAAGGCAAGGAAGATGTCCTTCCTTTTACAAAATATATTTTAGGCATAATTTTATCAGCGTATAAGGACTTTGAGGACAGATTCGATATTGTGGAAATTAAACTTCCGGCTGTAGATATGGTTAGAAAGGCAGCCTATAATAAAATAGGAAAATTTTCTAAGCAGGATATAAGAGAGCTGTGTCCTTACCTAAGCCTAAGTTCAATTGAGGGATCTCTACGAAAACTTATTGAATTAGGAGAATTAAAACGCGAGGGAGTAGGGAGAGCGACATATTACATCAGGTTAAAATAAGTTTTCCTTGTTTTTAAAAAAACTCGCTCACGGCGGGCACCCGGTATTGCGTTGGATGATGGATAACATCTTCATCCGGACGGATCCTGCCGG